GAATTTGATCTATCTATATAATTGAAGCCAACGCTATCGTTAACAACCCCTTGTTTGTCATAAATTCTTTCTACTCTTATAACTCGCATGGGCAGCTTATTAATCACCTTGTCTAGCTTTTTATATTCAGGATCAACGACGTACATTCTACCTGTTTTAATGTCTTCAATTTTCATTAATTATCCTCCCTCTTATTTTTTTGTACATGTCCATCCACTAGATGCACACCGATGTATACTAGGCATGTGTTTGTTATACCCAATCCCGTAGCTAGAAACCAATTTACATTTAGCATCATATAGCCTACTGCTTGCCCAAAACCTACAAGACCAAAAAATACAGAAATTAATATTCTGGTTTCGTTTTTCATTTTTCATTTTCTTTCTGACATTTCAAAAAAAACGGAATAAGCCTTTTCGTTATTTTCTCCCTTTTTTAAAAAATCGTTTTTTATCTTAGCTAGCTCAATTTTTAAATCGCATTTATTTTCGACGTCTATCGTTAAAGGTCGACAATCCCCACCACTATCATTTTTATACCACTTGATTTTCATTATGCCTTCATATGTCTTCATTTGATTTAAGCACTCCCTTTTGGTTGTACGTAGCCACTTCCTCAACAGTCACACGATAAATTACACCGTTATGCGTTTTCTCCCAGGTTTGCGGTTGTGCCCACTTAACTATGTCGTATGGTTTCAGATAAAACAAAATAGGCGAATATATAACACTAAAAATAATAATAACCGCGACTCCAAGTAAATAACCTTTTTGCATTTCATACATTATTTTCTCCATTGTTGTTTTCATTCCTACGTTCCAATAACTTATCTAGCCGGTCTAATTGAAGATTAAATGCTGCCTTTTCTTTGGCGTGTTTCTCTTTAGATATTAGTGCAATGATTTTTTTCATCAGTCATCCCTTTTAATTAAAACTAATGCATTTTTTGAAAAAGAATATTCATACAAGTTGGAATCAAAATTAGGGTATAAAAGGTGTATTTTGTACCAAAAAATATCTCTTATTTTTTCTGCTTTTTTTGCACATTTTACAGCTTTTTTGAATCCAAAATATTTATCAACATATTTGTTTCTTAATGTGATATATGCTTGCCATTCACCCCATATATCTTTAATCTCTTGCGATAATTTTAATTTTTTTTTCACTTGATTCTCCTTTTCAATTGCCACTTAGTGGGAACTCTATAAAAGCGAATTCGTCCACCGGGTCATTTTCTAACAAATTATCAATAGGTTCGATTTCGAAGTGGTATACAAACAGATCAACCTTACGTCGTTTTGGCCAGTTTTCTTTGTCTATATACTTATTTTTCAAAACACTGTCATTTCGTAAACATAGAGTGATTCTTTAAATTCCGACATGATATCATTATCAGAGCAATACTGTTTGGCCAAAATCAGAGCCTCTTCAGCTTCTTTTTTAGTTTTGTATAGAGTACCAAGACCAAACTTAACAAAACCGCGTCCAAAAAAACTGCTCCACTCTTGGCCTTTAACCCCAGTACCTACTGCAAACCTTATTTTTTCCAATTTAACCTCCTTTGATGATAAGACTACCAAAATGATAAATACACAGCCATAAAAGTATAGAGATGTTGATGATTGGATACCAGTATTCAATCAGAGAGTGTTTGTGATTACTGTAAGTACAAATTCGTAGTAATAGTAGTGCATTTACTACAGAACTTAATATAAAGGTTGCTTTCAATATAATTATTATCACAATTTATTCCCATTCCATTGATATTTTAAATTCTGACTTGTTCTTCTCATTCTGGCTGACATATCCAGATCGTAAAGCAATTATAGAGCCAAGAGTTTTCAAAAAATCTTTCATATCAGCATATACATCTGTCCGGGTTACTTCGTTCCCGCTCATTGTTTTTATTTTGTAGACTTTTTTCACTTGGTTAATTCCTTATTTATAAGTTGAATCTGTTTTCGGTTTGTGTGTATTACCGATTATCAAGTTAAAAGTATCTAAATTCATTATTACAGACTTTTCAAATATATCATCAGTATTTTTAGTGATTTGGTCTCTGATAATTTCATTTAATTCTGAAACAGCAGTTTCAAAATTTCCACCGATGATATCTTGAATATTATCATTCATCCAATCCTTAATTTGTGTCTCACTTAATGTCATTTTAAACACCTCATTTAAGTTGATATGTTTATAATAACGCACCGGTGTTTTTATGTCAACAACTATTTTTTAATTATTTTTAATTAACGTGAAAGTGGTTTTATATTTTTATTTGATGTTTTTTAGTTTTTATTAACGTTTTTATGTCTATATGTACACTTGCGTGTACACTTGGTGTACACTTGATGTACACGTCGTCATTTGCGTTATTATGTTAGTTTTTGAACTTGTTTTTTATTGTTGTGTACACTATGTACACTTGAATCTAATAAAAAGTAGTAGTATAATAAAAAAGGTATGTATATGTATATATATATTAAGAAATATAAATATAAAAAAAATAAAGATACTAATATATGAGATTCAAGTGTACACAGTGTACATAATCGGTTTAAAAAAAGTCAATTTTAGCCTCAAAATAAGCATATAATAACGCAAATGATGACGTGTACACCAAGTGTACACCAAGTGTACACCAAGTGTACATAGTCACATAAAAACGTTAATAAAATAGTTATTGACATAACAACGTGAATGCGTTATTATAGATATAACAAATAACACAAAGGAGTTAATAAAGATGAAAATATCAAACGCAATCAAAAAGGTAGAAAGAACTTTAGGGAAAAAAGTAAAAGAAGAAAACGGGAGATTTAAAGTAATTTACAAAGATCAAGAGTTAAGTTTTTTAGCTAACGGTGGATATGATGAAAAACTAGAAGACAGAAACGCCATTTGTATAAGAGTACGAGGGTTGAACGATAAAGACGATTCAATGACAGATTATTGTGCAGGATCTTTTTATAGTAATATCACAAATGCAATCAAATATGGAATTTTTGGAGGGAATGTATAGATGATTCAAGTAATAATACTTTCAATTGTGTTGATAGTTGTGTTAGTGACGGGAATAAAAGAGATATTTTGTGTGATAAAATTATGTAGGAGAGATGAAAGCTCGGCTTATACTCAAGCTTCATGTTGTCTCCTGGGAAGGGAAAAAGTAAAGCCTAAGTATAGCCAAGCCGCACTGATGAGACAGGCGAACTAATTTGGAGGGAATAAAATGGTACAAACTAGCAAATTATCTAAAACACAGCAATTAGTTTTAGATAGAATAAAAAAAGAAAACTTATTTATAAAAATAATTGATCCCCCGGCAATTTGTGGTGGCCTACATGCAGAATTAAAAAAAGGAAATATCACCGTCAAAACAATTAATATATTGACAGCAAAGAAAGTAATCCAGTTCTTAAAATTAGTCTCTTCTGAGCATAAAGATTTTGTTAAGATTTGTATTTTTAAATAGGTTTTAGTAGTCGAAACGCTCCCGGGCGTCCGGGAGTAGCCGCCTCCCGCTGATGAGACAGGCAAGAAAGGAATTTTACATGGAGATCAAAAAACAGTTTGATGAGCTGAGAAGAAAGTATCAAAAAAAATACCGACAAACAGATAAATCTAAAGAGGTTCAAAAAAAATATCAACAAAAGTATCAAAAAACAGATAAATATAAAGAGGCTCAAAAAAAATATTATAAAACAAACTTAGCTCGAAAAAAGGAAGGGAAATAATCATGGAACCTCAAATCATAGGACAAACGATAGAGCATGGTAAACAACGATGGCGAAAAAATATAGAAGGATCCTGGTTTGCGTTGGCTTTCGGGACATTCCCTTTTAAAGACACCCCACATGGGGAGTGGATACACGTTCCAGAAAATAAAGTTCCAGAAGCTGTCAAACGAATAAAAGAAAGGAAGGTTAAATGAGGACACCAAAAGAAATTGATTTTAGTAAAATACAGCAAGCTATTTATGAATCGGAATTTATTGAATTAAGTCTTACGAAAGTTGCTCAAAAACTTGGATATAGGAATTATGATGGTTTATGGAAACTTCTTAAAAGACGAAATCTTGAAATTGTGCGAGGTAATTCTGGGCATTGGATTATTCAGAAAAAATAATTATTCCGTCTATCTTATATACCCAATATAACAGAAACTATCGATATGACAATGCTTTATTCCGGGTGTATTATATAGACATATTAATTAATCGGAGGGAAGAATGAAAATAACAAAAGAGACCCTGAATAAAATAGAAAAGCAAGAAGCAAGCGGAGATTTTCTTGAATGGGCAAATCAAGTGGAATGTTTAATATTGGAAATTAAAAATAAAGGTATCAAAGAAAAGATTAACAATTCTTTATTCCGGTACTGTGTTGAAAAAGCACCAAATTTAGTGGTTATACACACGAAAGAATTACTTAACCCGGAACAAGTTCAGTACTGTGTCTATGAAGCACCAGGGTATGCGATCAGGTACGGAAAAGAGTTACTTACTCCTAACCAAATTCAACATTGTGTAGAAAATGCAACGGAATATACATTCAAATATGCTGAACAATTGCTTACCACAGAGCAAATTCAGTTTTGTGCGAAAAAGATAGAAGTTAATTAAATTAACAATGGAGGTTAATATTGCCATTGTTTATCAGTATTGATATCATAGATTTATGGCCAATCTTACGGATAAACAAAAAAGATTTTGTTTAGAATATATTGTTGATTATAATGCCACACAAGCGGCAATTCGTGCTGGTTATTCCTTTGATACAGCAAAAAACATAGGTTGTGAAAACTTATCAAAACCGTACTTGCGTGAATATATTAACAAATTGATAGAGAAAGTAGACACAAAAACGTGGTTAAGTAAGGAATATGTGCTTAATGGTTTCAAAAAGATTTTTGATAAATGTTCAAATAGTGGCCCTGTTGTTGATGACGACGGTGAATTGGTTGATATTATTAAGTTTGATGCAGCTGGAGCAAACAAGTCTTTGGAGCAGCTTGGCAAACACCTTGCACTCTTTACAGAGAACATTAATCTCGGTGGCCAAAAAGACAACCCCATTTTGATCAGACGTGTTATTGTGGATCCTGCTAAGCCAGGGGTGAAGGATTCATTTATATGAATAATGACGCAACATGTATTGATGAACTTTCTGTACCATCAACCACTTCTGAAGAACTCCCTCCTTCTTTTGTACCATCAACTACTTCTGAAGAACTCCCTCCTTTTAAATTTTCTAATTATACTTTTAAATGAGCGTCCTAGACATTGTCACACCACGTTGGGCCGTTCCTCTTTTAGTTGAACACGCTCGTTATCGAGGCGCACACGGTGGCCGTGGTTCTGGTAAGTCTCATTTTCTTGCTGAATTACTTATTGAACGATGTGTGATGGGGAAAACAAATGCTGTTTGTCTTCGAGAAATTCAAAAGAGTTTAGCATTTTCAGTCAAACAACTTCTTGAACTCAAGATCGAAAAGCTCGGTGTTGGTCACTTATTTGTCGTGCAACAAGATAAAATCTTAGGCAAAAATGGATCATTAATACTGTTCCAAGGTTTACAAAATCATACTGCTGACAGTATCAAATCTCTTGAAGATTTTGACATTGCGTGGGTTGAAGAGGCGCAAAGTGTTTCTCAGCGGTCGCTTGTTATACTACGTCCAACTATTCGAAAGGTTGGTAGTGAGTTGTGGTTCAGTTGGAACCCTGGCAATGAAACAGATCCGATTGAGTTTTTAAGAAAAGATCCACCACAAGGCGCGGTAATAATAGAAATAAATTACACAGATAATCCATTTTTTCCTGAGGTGTTATTGGGGGAAGTTGAATATGACCGGGCCAGGGATATTGACAAGTTCAACCATGTTTGGATGGGTGAATATGAGAAGAACGGTGAAGCTAGAATATTCAAGAACTGGACCATTGATGAGTTCGAAGCGCAACCGGATACAATTTTTAGGCTAGGTGCTGATTGGGGATATTCGATAGATCCGACGGTGTTGATTCGGTCGTTTATTGTTGGGAAACGTTTGTATATTGACTATGAAGCTTATCAAATTGGATGTGATATCGATAATATTCCAGACTTGTTTGCCACTATCCCAGATTCACATTTATTTCCAATTATTGCGGATTGTTCACGGCCTGAAACAATTGCGTATGTTAGGAAAAACGGGTATCCTAGAATATACCCGAGTACCAAAGGTCCGGGATCTGTCAAAGAGGGCATCGAATGGCTGCAATCCTTTGACATTGTAGTACATCCGCGATGTGTTCACACGATCGACGAGTTTAGTAATCACAAATACAAGGTGGACAAATTGACAGGTTTAATCACAGGTGTACCAGAAGACAAGCACAACCACGTTATCGACGGCGTTCGATACTCTTGTGAATCCTCCAGAAAAAAAGACAAAGCAAAGCCAGTTACAGTGGAGATTGCTCCAATAAGGAACCATTGGTGATGCCAAAACCAAAAAAACTAGACCCAATAGCCTTACATCAAAAAGCACGCAAAGACTTTGACGAAATCCAAAAAGCTTTAAGAAATGAACGTGAACAATGTTTAGAAGATAGACGTTTTTACTCCATTGCTGGAGCGATGTGGGAGGGTGATCTGGGCAAACAATTTAAAAACAAACCAAAGTTTGAAATTAATAAAATCCATCTATCTATTATTAAAATCATAAATGAATACAGGAATAACCGCATAACCGTTTCTTTTGTACCTCGCAACGGTGAAAAGAATGACATACTTTCGGACAATGTGAATGGTTTATATAGGTCAGATGAAACCGATTCATCTGCTGAAGAGGCTTATGACAATGCTTTTGAAGAAGCGGTCGGCGGTGGCATTGGCGCATTTAGATTAAGGACTCAATATGAAGATGAATACGACGATGACAATGAAGAACAACGTATACGAATTGAACCCATTTATGATGCTGATACGTCAGTTTATTTTGATTTAAATTCTAAAAAGCAAGATAAATCTGATGCTAAATATTGTTTTGTCATAACGTCTTTGACTACTGAAAGTTTTATTGAACAATATGGAAAAGTGCCTGCTACTTGGCCTAAAGATGGCACTAGGACCAGTTATTTTGATTGGGAGACACCCGATATTATTTATCTAGCTGAATATTACAAGGTGGAAGAAGTCAATGAAACTGTTCAAGTGTACAAAGATTTAAACGACGAAGAAGTTGTTTATTCTGATGAAGATTTTGAAAATGATGAGGATTTAGCAAAGACTTTGCAAGCTACGGGAACTTTCAAAGTGAAAGATAAAAAAGTTAAACGTAAAAAAATTCATAAATACATAATGTCTGGCGAAAAGATATTAGAAGATTTAGGATACATTCCCGGTGGAAATATTCCAATAGTCCCTGTTTTTGGTAAACGTTGGTTTATCGATAATGTTGAACGTGCCATGGGGCATGTCAGACTAGCAAAAGATTCAGCACGATTAAAAAATATGCAAACTTCAAAACTAGCTGAAGCGTCTGCTTTGGCCTCGGTTGAAAAGCCTATTGTTACACCTCAACAAATCACTAATCATCAATTAATGTGGCAAGATGACAATATTAAAAACTGGCCTTATTTGTTATTAAACCCAATAATTGATAAAGATGGTGTTCAAATGCCTGCTGGTCCCATTGGATACACCAAAGTCCCTCAAGTTGCACCGGCCATGGCTGCACTATTGCAAATTACTGAAACTGATATGAAAGAAATCCTTGGTAATCAACAACAAAATGAAGATATTCCAAACAATGTATCCGGGAAAGCTGTTGAACTGATTCAAAATAAAATCGATATGCAAACATTCATTTATATGTCAAATATGGCCAAAGCTATCAAAAGGGGTGGTGAAATTTGGCTTGGAATAGCTCAAGAAGTTTACATTGAAGAAGGTCGTAAAATGAAAACTGTGGGGAGTCAGCAAGAAATAAGTTCTGTTGAATTATCTCAACCAATGATGAATGAAGAAACTGGTGAAATTGAACATCAAAACGACATTGCTAATGCGAAAATGGGTGTCACTGTTACTGTTGGCCCATCTTCTGATTCAAAAAGAGCTGCTACTGTCCGGTCATTAACTGGCATGATGGCAATTGCTCAACAAGATCCTGACACTTTAAATGTTTTAACGTCAATGGCTATGATGAATATGGAAGGTGAAGGCGTTGAAGACGCCAGAGAATATTTCAGACAACGGCTCATTAAAATAGGTGCGGTCAAACCTACTAAAGAAGAAGCAGCAAAACTTCAAAAAGAAGCTGAAAACCAACCGCCAGATGCAAATGCTGAGTATTTAAAAGCTGCGGCATTAGAGGCTGAAGCGAAAGCGAAAAAGACGGAAGCCGATACAGTCTTGACAATTACTAAAGTTGACGAAACGAAAGCGAAAACGCTTGAAACTTTGTCAAATATTAGCAATAATGGAAAAGAGAAGGCAATCAATGATTTAAGGTCATTAGATACAATTGCTAGCAAAAACCAGGCTCAAGCCTGAGAAGGAAAACAAGATGCCAGAAGAAAAAACCGTCTTAGATGACGAGAGTAAGAAGTTAGAGACTGAAAACGATACAGAAATTGAAGAACCCGGTGATGATTCAGATAGTGAAGAGAGTGACGAAACCGAGACTAAAACTGACGATGATAGTGATGATTCAGACAGTGAAGAGTCTGACGAAGAAGAAAGTGAAACGGTTGTTTCTATTGATGATGAACCTGTAGAACAAGAGATAAAGAAAGCTCCTGCATGGGTTAAAGAGTTAAGGAAGTCAAACCGCGAACTGAAAAGGCAAAATCGAGAGCTTAAAAGTAAGGTGGATGCCGTAAGTGGTGCAGAGTCTAAACCTGTCCAACTTGGTAAAAAACCAACTCTTGAAGAGTTCGAATATGATGCTGCAAAATATGAGACTGCAATCGATGATTGGCATTCAAGCAAATCAAAAATTGAAGCTCAGCAACTTATAATTGCTGAAGAGAAGAAACTTCAAGACAAACAGTGGAATGACCGATTGCAAGTTTATGGTAAAGGAAAAGACGAGTTAAAACTAAAAGACTATGATGAAGCTGAGAGTTCTGTTCAAGATTCACTCTCTATAAGCAAACAAGGTATGATTATACAGGGTGCCGAAAATCCAGCTTTAATAGTGTACGCTCTTGGGAAAAACCCAAAGAAACTAAAAGAACTCGCTGCAATTAATGACCCGGTGAAATTTTCTTTCGCTGTAGCGAAATTGGAGACTAAATTGAAAGTTACAGGTAGAAAAGTAAAAACTAAACCGGAGAAAACATTATCAGGTTCAGCCGGAACGTCGGGTGTACTCGGTAAGGAGCTTGAAAATTTACGAGCAGACGCAGAAAAATCTGGCGACTATACAAAAGTAGCCGCATACAATAATAAAATGCGTGATAAAAGTTAATCATGCAACATTTAGGAGATTATAATGAGTAACGAATTTTCAAAAGAAGAACGTGTAGCATTTGAACAAATTTTACAAGGCTTTGACGATGCTTTGGTTTTATCAAGACATATTTCAAAATATAGAGTCGGTGCCCAGAGTATGGAACGATCAAATAATACTATTTGGCGTCCACAACCATACATTGCCCAATCGTTTGATGGTACTGATCAAACGGCTAACTTTTCAGACAACACCCAACTTGCAGTCCCATCACAAATTAATATTAGTAAATCAGTCCCTTGGATCATGACTGCTAATGAGTTGAATGATGCACTTCAAGAAAAACGATTAGGGGATGCAGCTAAACAAAAACTTGGTTCTGATATTAACGTTTCTATTATGGCAGTTGCAGCTAACCAAGGTACATTAGTTGTTGCACGTACAACAGCCGCTGCTGGCTATGACGATGTTGCACAATGTGATGCAATTATGAACGAACAAGGGGTGAACCCCTTTGAGCGTTATCTTGCACTTTCTACTCGTGACTATAACGGAATGGCCAGTAATCTAGCAGCAAGAGAAACCATGAACAAGAAACCCACAAAAGCATATGAAAAATCGTATGTAGGAACTGTGGCTAGTTTTGAAACTTACAAGTTAGATTATGCTAATCGGATTGCTGCTGCTACTGCTACAACTGTTGTAATTAATGGTGCTAACCAGTATTACACACCAATAGCAACAAGAGTTGCAGCGGGTGGAACTGGTGAGCAGTCAAATGTCGATAACCGTTATCAAAATATTGATTTAACTGTAGGTGGAAATACTGTTGCAGTTGGTGATTGTTTCACAATTGCTGATGTGTACGCTGTTCATCACATTACAAAGCAAAGCACTGGTCAGTTGAAAACATTCCGAGTTATTTCACTTCTTACAAGTGCTGGAGCTACTGGAACAATGCAAATCAGCCCGCCAATCATTTCAAATGGTGGTGGTACAGATGCTGAAGCTCAATATCAAAATGTAGATTCAACCCCAGCAAATGGTGCTGCTATTGTTTTCTTGAATACTACTGCCGCTGCGATCAACCCATTTTGGCAAAAAGATGCTCTTGAAATTTTACCTGGGAAATATGCTGTTCCAACTAACGCTGGTGTAGCCGTAATGAGAGCTTCAACCGATCAAGGTCTTGAGCTTGTTTGGACAAAGTTTTATGACATCAACACAATGAAAATCAAGTACAGACTTGATACATTTTTTGGTGTTGTAAATAAGCAGCCTGAAATGACCGGTCTTATTATATTTAGTCAAACTTAGTTTTATTGTAGTTTTTGAATGGTTTTATTGGATGTAAAAAAAATAAGGGGGGAAACTAAAATGGAGGAAAATGATGGCTGATAAAGTTACACCTAATGGTTCAATTGAAGTGGATGTTTCCGCAAGTATTGCAATTTTTACTACAGGATCTGCAAAGATTTATTACAGACAAGTTGCTGGGAATACTCCTGCTGTATTTTATTTTTCACAAGAGATCAATAATGAACAGGTGGAATTAACAC